GTCGGCGCCGGCGTCGATGCCCGCCACCTTGTCACTCCAGCGGTCGCGCGCCGTGAGGATCAGCACCGGCATCTTCTTGCCGTCGCGCCGCCAGCGCTCGACCACGCTGATGCCGTCCATCTGCGGCAAGCCGATGTCCAGCACCACGGCATCGTAGGGCTCGGTATCGCCGAGATAGTGGCCCTCCTCGCCATCGAAAGCCTTGTCGACCACATAGCCGGCATCCGTCAGCGCTTCGGCAAGCTGGCGGTTCAGGTCCTTGTCATCCTCGACGACGAGTATCCGCATTGCGAGAATCCTGTTGGCCGGATCGGACTTGAGAAATGGACGAAAACCGACGACATGGAAAGCGCCTGCTCAGTTGGCGGGCACGACGAATTCCTCGCGGCGCGGGCGTCCGCCATCCTTGCCCGGTATCAGGACGACGATGACGCAGGCCGGCTGGCCGCCACGGTTGGTCTGGGACACGTTCGCCAGTTGGCCGCCATACTCGGCAGCGATCTGCTGGCCGATCGAATAGCAGTCCGCCGCCGCGCTTGGCGCGGCCTGCGCGCCAAGCAACCCGGCCGACAAAAGGCCGAGCGCGGCGACGCGGAATATGGCGCGAAACGTCTTCATGCCACGCTATCTAGCGCATCGGCGCTGAACGGGGAATGAACGATTCGTACACAATCCGCTAAGTTCCGGCTGCCGGTCTATCCAATCCTGCTATTCGCCCCCAGCCTGCCGAAGATCGCCACCAGCCCGCTGATCGCGGTGATCGCCTGGAGCAGCGTGTCGGTGAGCGCGGAATTGTCGATGCCGGCGACGGGCACGCCCACGATGCCGGCGGCCGCGGTCAAGATGGTGATCAGCGAGGCCCAGATGGTGCGCGACAGGTACCACGGTTTGCTTTCGGTCATTACTATTGCTCCTCATCGTTAGATTTCATGAAAGCGAAAGGCGGCGCGTCGACGGCAGGCCCCAGCCGGCCGCGCGGCTGAGTTGGCGCACCGTGACGTCGATCTCGGAAGGCGGCACGCCAAAGTCCTCGACGATGTCGGCGCTGTCGTAAACGAAGCTTGGTACGAGCGCCGTCGAAGTGCGCACGACGGCCCCGCCGGCATGCGCAATCTCGACCTGGTATTCCTCGCGCTCCTCGCCGAGCGGAATGTCGCTCGCCGTCCAGCTGTCGGCGTCGATGCGGCCGCGCCGCACCCAGGAGAGCGTCACATCCCCGCCGTCTTTTCTTGCGCGTAGATGAACCGGCGAGAGCGGCAGCAGGGCGCGCAAGCCGCCGGTTTCGGCATGATCGGAGAAATTCGCCCCGGAAAGGTCAGAGCCGGCCGGCCCGACCCGCCAGTTGAGTTCCAGCCCGGCTTCACTCGCCAAAAGACCGGCCGCCTGCACTGCATCGTCGAGCACGACGAGATGCGTTCCGTCCGCAGCGCCTGCGGCCATCCCATCGTCCGTTCCAAGTTGCCCACGCAGCAGTCCGCCAAGCCGCCACATATCAGGCGCGATCTCCTCGGCGGTCTCGAACTGCACGATCTCCCACGCGCCGCTGGCCGAGCGGATCGCCACCGCGTTTGCGCCATTGAGGAGCTGCGCGCGGCTGATGCTCGATAGCTCGCCGCTGTAGAACTCGACCGTGATCGCCGCCGACCGATCAACCCGTCCAACGACGCCCGGCAGTAATGCCTCAGTGAGCACTCCTAGATCGGCCGGCTGGCTGAGCGTCGTGCGCTGCGAAAAGCCGGTATCCTCGGGCGAGGCGAACACGGCCTGGCTCTTCCAAGGTTTCTGCCAAGCCGCGATGCGGAACTGGTCCGCCGCCGCTCCCGGCCCCGCGCCCATTGGCAGGTCGAGGAACAGCGCCAGCGGCTGCCCGACAACCAACGACGGAGCGGAAACCACACCCGGATTTGCCGACTGCCAGGGTGTCTCTGCCGCGCGGACGATCTGTCGCGCCGAGACCTTTCGCACGAGCCCATCCTCGATCTCGGTGACCAGCCAGTCGTCGTCGCGGCCAGGCAGGCGCACAATGGCGCCTGGTTCGATCAAGTCGTTCGGTTGGGTCACCGCGAACGCCATGTGCTCGCGCTCATTCCAGGCGCGGCGCAGCCAGTCGCCGGCCAGCGCGCTGCCCTGCCCTGCCTCCAGTACGCCCGGGAAGCCGATCGCGTGCTGGCTCTTGCCCGGCGCGCCCATCCGCGTCTGCCGCACCGAGATCGCCTGGTAGTCGACCAGCGGATCGCGAAAGCTCAGCACCGCTTCCGCCGGCAGATCGTGATCGGGCGTGCGCACGGTCTCGACAACCGGATTGCTGCCATCCGAGATCATCTCGGCGATCTCGATCGCCGCCGCGCTCGCCTGTCCATTAAACACCAGGCCTTCAGCGGTCTCGATCACCGCGAGCCCGAACAGGTTGGTCAGCGGCTCTAGCGCCGAGCGTGCCGTGCCGGGTTCGTCGATCACAAAGCCATGCACGACGCCGTCGGCGTCGGCGACCTCAGCCTCAGGCACACCGTGGTCGGCGAGGATCGCGTTGATCAGCTCGCCAACGGTAGGATTGCCGAGACGGCCGTTCAGCCAGTGCCCGTAATGCCAGTTGCCGTGATCGGACCAGCGCTCGCCCTGCAGCGGAAAGGCCGGATAGGGTCGCGCATCCCATGCCCAGACATAGAGGCGCCCGGGATCGACCATGCGCCTGCCGTCCACCGTCGAAACAGGGTTGGCCGCCGCGTCGAAGTCTTCGTCCTCAGGGTCCCAATGATGGTGATGCGCCATAAGGAAGCGCTGCTGGGCTAGATCGCTGCGCCCGCCGCTCGAAAAATAGGGCAGCGCGCTTTCGGCCGACTTCGGATCGGAGAAGACATTCGGCTGGTTCGGCCCTTTGTCCGTCGCGGGGCAACCGAGTTCCGTGAATACGAAGGGCTTGCTTTCCGGCACCCACGCCGTCGGCTCGCCGACTTCCTCGCCGTCGATGCGGTTGAAATGCTGTTCGGACCACCAGCTCTTCAGGTCTTTGGAGCGGAAGACCCAGTGCTTGCCGAACGCGCCGTCTGCGATAGGCGCGCGCTCCCTGAGCCGCCTCGCCTCGAAGGTCGGATAGTACCAGTGATAGCCTTCACCGCTTGAGATCGCCGCACGCAACCCTGTCGGGTCGTAAGGGCTCGCGAAGCCATCAGGATTGCCGCTCGCGTAGTCGCCATCGCGCCAATCGGACAGCGGCATGTAATTGTCGATGCCGACCGCATCGATCGCAGGATGCGCCCAGAGCGGATCGAGGTGGAAATAGACGTTGCCTGTTCCATCCAGCGGATGGTGGCCGAAATATTCGCTCCAGTCGGCGCCGTAAGTGATCTTGGTCGTCGCCCCGAGTATCGTCCTGACTTCGCCGGCCAGAATGCAGAGTTCTTCCACGAAGGGAAAATCGTCGTCCTCATCCCGCAACGTCGTCAGCCCGCGCATCTCCGAGCCGATCAGGAACGCATCCACCCCTCCCGCCGCCTGTGCCAACTTCGCGTGATGCAGCACGAAGCGCCTGAACCCCCACTCGCCGGAAGAGCCCGAAAAGTTGATGGTGTTGGCCGAAGCAGAAAACTGCCCCGGCAGCGCATTGCCGCAGAAATCCTCGACCTGAGCGCGGACCGCCGCCGTACGGTCGGCGGTGTCGGGCATCAGAGGGGCCGGGTCGGCCGTGATGCGTCCGCGCCAGGGATATGCCGGCTGCGCCGGATTCCCGTAGGGGTCGGGCAGGTCGTTGTCCGCCGGCACGTCCATCATGATGAACGGATAAAGCGTGACCTTCAGCCCACGCGCCTTGATCTCGGCAATCGCGTCCATCACGCTCCGGTCCGAGGGCGTACCGCCATAGGCCGCGCCTTCGCCCTGCGTCGAGATGACCATTGCCGAACCACGCGGCACGCCCGACACAGTCCAGCTCTTGGAAAATCCCGAGCCGTTCGCCGTCGTCACCGCCGGGCGGATCCTGCATTCGCCGGCTCTTAGATCATCGCCGAACCAGGCGACCACCAGCGCCACATGCTCGAGGTCGGGGCAAAGCATCTGCAACTCGTCGAGCGACGCCGTGATATCGCTGCCCTCGAGAAGCGTGTGCCTGTTGACCGCTTCGGTCTCGCCCTGCCGGTGCTGTCTGGTCACCAGCGACGGCGACAGCCCGTATTCCGTCGCGCCGGGAATCAACGAGATCGCCCGTATCCGCTTCGGCAGTTCGCCGACCGGCCTCAACACCTCGAACTGGAATTGCGGAATGCGGTTGCCGTAGTCAGCAAGCGCAAAACGTTCGATGACCACATAGGCCGTGCCGCGATAGGCCGGCGCGTTGTCCGCGCCCTGCTTTGCAGAGATCAGCGGATCGACGGCCTGCGCCTCGCTGCCGCGATAGACACGTAGCTCCATCCTTTCGCGGTCGACTTCGCGGCCATCGGCCCAGACACGCCTAATGCCCGCGATCTCACCCTCCGAGAGCGCGAAGGCGACATTGGCGAAGTAGCTGTACTCGGTGACCTTCGGCCCGGTCTTGCCGCCTTCGCGGCGCGTCGTGCGCCTCTCCTCGAAACGCGTCGCCCAGATCATGATGCCGCCCAGCCGCGCTGTGCCGTAGAGGCGCGGGATGGCCGCGCCCTCCTCGGCGGTGAAGGGCCGCGCGCCCGACAGCCTTGGCCCCTCGATACGGCGCGCGCCGTTGATCAGCGCCTGATCGATCGTATAGCCGGCGAGCGCGCCGATCGCCCCGCCGATGACGCTGCCGATCGGGCCGAGCAGCCCGCCGATCGCGGCGCCGGCAGCGCGAAGCAGAATGGTTGCCATGCGGCTTCCTCAGTCAGTTCTTTTCGGGGAATGCAAACACGCCTGCGATGCGTTTTCGCCATTGCGGCACAAGCGCCGACAGCGTCACGGCCGTGCCTTCATAGGCGTGCACAAAGCGGTCCGGCTCGACGAGGATACCGGCATGCTTTGCCGTCAGATGCAGCCGCCAGCGAAATACCAGCAGATCGCCCGCCGACATTTCGCGAAAAGACTTCTCCGCGAAATTCCTCCGCACGCCGGTGAGTAACCTCTCCTCGCCCGCTGCCTCCGCCCAGTCGGACGCATAAGGTCCCGGCTGCTCCGGCGCCACGCCATACACCGCACGCCACACGCCCAGCACCAGCCCAAGGCAGTCGCAGCCGACACCCTTCTTTCGCCCCTGGTGCCGGTAAGGCGTGCCTAGCCAGGCGAGCGCCTCGGCCACCACCGCCTCCCCTATCGTCCCGCTCACGGCACCACCGGCCCGCCGTCGAACCGGCCGCCATCCACGACATAGCCATATGCCGTGTCGTTGCCCGGCAGATGCGGGAAGCCGCGGAAGTTCAGCGCATTGGCGAATTTCGCCTTGCAGGTCGCGAATTTCTTGTCGCAGCCGGCGACGATCGAGAACGCATCGCCTTCCACAGCGCTGAACCCCGCCCGCGGACGCAGCACCAGCGTCGTCCCCGTCGCATCCTTGCGATGCTCCTCGACCCGCTCGCTCCGTCCGGCATTCGCCCCGGTCGTCCAGGTCAACACGCCATGCGCAAACCATCCGGCGTCGAAACCGTCGAGCCCCGTCGCAATCAGCGCCGACGGCGCCTTAACGGCATCGACCGTGCCCGCCCCGGCAAAATCCGGATTGTCTGTAGCGAAACCGCAGCGTGCGTCGCCAAGCTCGGCATCGCAGGTCCGGCTCACATAGCGTCCATGCGGCCGGTCCAGCGCATGCACGAGGCTTTCCAACTCGGCAACGAAACGCCCGTCCGTTCGCGTGATCTTGCCGACCGTCCCCTTGCGCAGAAGAACGAAATCTTCGGGCTGCCGCCAGTTAACGAGAAACGTCTCCACGGTCGCGCCGTCATAGAGCCCGGCAGCGATGTCCTCTTCGCTGATGTCGTCCGACGACAGCGCGCCTTCGACGTCGACCGTATCAACCGCTAGCCCCAGCGTGTCGCGCGCCTCGCTGGCCGCCAGCCCGGTCTGTGGAGCGAAGTGCGTCGCGCCGATACTCAGCGGGCGGTCGTGGTCGGTATACCCGCCTACCCAGCCGTCGGTACGAGTCAGCCGCCAGCAATGGCAAACGGTCGTCACCTCGCGTGCGAGATGAGAGGCCAGCGTTTCCGGATAGGCGCTCACAGCCGCACCTCGATCAGCGGAATTGACGGTATCTGGCCGGCCTTGAATGCGGTCAGGCTGACCGCCAGCCGCTCTGTATCGAAGCGCACCGGCACATCGAACTCGTACCCTGCCGTCACCTCTTCTTCCGCGCCGGGAAGGTTACCCGGCGCGAACACCACCTCGCCCGTAACCAAGTCGAAGCTCCAGTCGGCAGGCGACGTTTTCTCCACACCATCCACCGCCACACGCAGCGTCTCCGATACCGGCCTCGTAATCAGCCGCTGGTAAGCGTCGTTGCCCTCGCCATACGTCTTCGTAAGCGCAAATCGCGCCTTCGTCCCATCGCCGATCCCAATCGTCTGGTCCGCCGTCGACACCGTCGCCTCCGGACGGCACGATTTCATGTCGAACGGATCGCGGAAACGAAACGCATGCAGCGAGCCGCGCCGCGCCTCGAAGAAGACAAGCACGTCGTGCAAGTCGGAGAGCGAGCGCACGCCGGTCCCCGCATCGTAGTGCCGACGCGACTGCGCGAAGCGCGCGTTGCGCTTCTCCCGTCCTGAAGTTAGCGACACGATCTCGTTTAGCCGCTCCGGCCCGCCGGTCGCGCCGAACGAGACGGCGAGCGGAAAACGCACGTCGTGGAAGCTCGAAAGCTCGGACATTCCTGCTCCTAAAACGTTCTTGTTCCTCGGGAGACCGCCCTGGCCAGCATGCCGGTCACCTGCGCCTCCGATTTCCGGAACGACGACGCATCCGGCGTCGTCACGTTGAAGACGACATTGACGCTGGCGCTTCCGCCGCTTGCAGCCACGCCCAGCCGCCCATCGGCCGAGCGCTGCAGCGGCAGGATCGCCTCCGGCCCCGCCTCACCCATCACCCCGACATTCTTGCCGAGCGGAAAATAGCTCGGCGCCGACACCACGCCGCCCGCCGCGAAGGGGACGACATGCCCGGGCACGCCGCCCTTGGCGAAAGGCAGCAGGCCGGCCAGACCGCCGAACAGACTGGAGAACAGCCCGCCGGCCAGCGTCTGCAGCGGCTTCAGCCCCTGCTCCAGCGCCAGTCCGGCGAGGTTCAGCCCGATCCGCCTGAGAATATCGTCCAGATCCCTGCCGCTGACGGCCGCGCTCTTCAGTGCGCCGGAAAGCTGCGACCCAAAACTCGCCGACAGTTTTTCCAGGTTCTGCAGCGCGCGCTCGAAGGGTTGGGTATCCGCGTTGATCCTTACAGTGACGTCCTCTGCCATGGCGCTCCTCGATTTGGTCCCCCTCCCCCTTGCGGGGAGGGGTTTAGGGGTGGGGGTCTGAATGACGGTCTTCCCCGCTGTCGGGAAATCTCTCCATCAATTCCGCCAATATCCCGCGCCCCGGAGCACCCACCCGACTGCCCAGCACACTCATCGCGCGCTCCATCTCGCGCGGCGTCATCGACCAGAAATCCCTGGGGGACAGCCGCAGCAGGCCGAATGCCGCGGCCATGACGCTGTCCCACGGGAATTCGTTTGCTCTGCCTGTTGCGGCTGTCAGGGGTTTGGCGGATCCGCCTCCGCGCGTGCCGCGCCAAAGGTCGTGGTCAGCAGATCGCTGACGATGCCAGCAAATCCCGCAGCGCCCGCGTCGGAACGCATCGCGCTCACGGCCTCGTCGGAGATGTCGTTGCCGGCGCCGCGCAGCCCCGCGCCGATGACGCGGATCATGTCCTGCGCCGAGAGCCGCCCGCGCGAAAAGCGCTCGACCAGCGCGCCCAGGTCGTCGGCGGCATAGGCTGCCTCCAACTCCGCAAGCGCGCCTAACGTCAGGCAAAGTCGATATTCCTTGCCGTCGAGCTCGGCGTCGATCTCGCCTCGCCTGCGGTTCGCCGTCATGCCGCCACCGCGAAGCTGACCGCGCCGGCCGACTCGAGCGCGATCTCGAAAGTCACCTCGCCGTCATGGCTGCCGGTGTATTCGAGCGCCGTGATCTGAAACGGCCCTTCGACCGTGCCGAAATCCGGCACCGCAAGCTGCCAATCGACTATCTCGCCGGCGAAGAAGCGCTGGCGCAT